AACTGTCACCTCCTGAAATGGCACAAGGATTTAGTTTTAGAGTTGTTGGAGATTATACAGGCTCAACCCTTACCCAAGCAGTCTGTATCTCAGATGGAGTAAATAGTGCTGCTACTATGAATCTCCAATATCAGGGAACAGGCCAGACTGGGACGTTAAGCTGTTTATGGACTACTCCTCCAGTAGGAAATCACATAGCAGTAATACGTGCAGATAATGCAAGCGGACAAGCACCTTCTAGTGAATTTCAATTCAAGGTAACAGCTAAAGCTACCCCAACGCCTCCAGTTCCTCCTGCTAATCTTCGTATTGCACCTGCTAGTGGAACATTAGCCGCAGACGGCACAGCAGTTAAGACGGAGAAGTAAAATGATTAGTCTAATTCTGCTCGTATTCGCTTTCGTTTGTCTCGCGCTTGCAGCAGTAGGTGTCGGGCATCCTAGGGTGAATCTTACTGCGGCAGGATTAGCATTCTGGGTTTTGTCTCTGCTTATAGGAAGGGGATAACAATGCCTAGCCAAGCTACGATTACGGGTAAGACTGGTCCGGCTGCGACTGTGACGTCATTGATATTGACGAACCTTACCAAGTTCAATATGGATTTGGCTAATAAGGTTCTGTTCACAGTATCAGATCAAGGTCAGCGAGAGTTTGATCTTGCTGCTACCACAACTCTTACTTGCACAATCGCTTCTGGTGTAGCAACAATTGTTGTTAGCCAGTAGGCATGTTGCTTCTCAGTCGGTATACACATATGGAAGAAAAGAAAGATCCCCTCTCAAATGTGAAGGCTCTAGTTTCCCCTGCCCCTACAGCAGAAGAACCTGTAATTGAACCTAAAGGAGCCCAAATCCTTTCCATTAATGGAACTGTCTTCAGTAGGGGCGGACGCAATTCTGTTAGTTTTAGGGCGCCAGGGAATGCGATATTCAATAGTCCTGATGGTGCGCTTGTGCTAACGGATTTGAGACAGGCAGCATTTGATCAGTTCCTTGTTGGTCAGGTATACGCTATCGTCATTTCAACAACTCCATAGCCAGCAGTAACATAAGGATAGGAATATGCCTCTTGCTAGTAGAGAGTTCCTGACAATTGGACCTGTCCAAGCTCTTACACAGAATGTTGTGTATGCATTGCCAGCTAGGTCTGTTTGGTTGCATTCTCTAGCTGCATTGGAAATCAGTGTGGATGCATCTACATGGAATGCGGTTGCTGCATCTACTACAGGAGTGCAAATTGGTTCGGCATTCATTCGATGCACTACTGGTAACACGTCCTGCAAGTTGAGTGCAATGTGAAATATGGAAATTGATCGTAGAACTTTTATTGGCTCTTTAGTATCGTTAGCCATAGCAAAGAATATACCTATTCCGACTGAATTTAATTGGATTCCTCATCCAAAACAATTAGAATTTCTTAACAAATCAGAAATATTTATGGTTCTTTCTGGGGCTTCTTATCACCAGTCCCCTGCTTCTATGGGACAATGGTTAGGAATTCCTTGTAGTGAATCTATTAGAAAAGAATTAACGGAAATGATAGTAGCATTAGAAAGTAATAAGAAATGAAATTCAAGCTTGTTGACTGTAAAGTAACTGGCTCGATTAAGAATGCATCTAAAGTAGATTTGGACATTACTGGATTCATCGAATCTGTAGATGACCCAGAGCCAATTCCGCCACCTACAGACTGGCCTAACGAACCAGAAGGAATGAATCTACTTACTGATTATGCATTCACTGATACTCCACCAGTAGATGGAGATTTACCAATGGGCAATAGTGGATGGAAGATTAACTACAATCATCCACCGGGATATATCTATCCTCCTAATGATCCTATTGGTCCACCGTGGGCTGGACATCCAGCGGGATATGTGGAACTTATCTCTGATAATGGAGCACCCAAATCTCCACCATCAGTTTATCGATATACATATCCGGTAGGAATGCAAATGGGTATTGGATGTGGAACAGTATATCATCCAGTTCCACGCGCGAGGGAATGTTACTTTGCATTCTACTGGAAGTGTTCAGATCCATTCTATTACAGCACGAATGGAACCAAAATAACTTTCATTTTTAATGGAGGAGGTGGCTCTGGTGGACAGATGTTTCTGATTATGGGAGCAGATGAACACTTGTATGTATTCCCTGAATATAATCCTGAAATAGAACCACATGGAGTTAGAGGGAAGAATGCGGTTAAACGCGGAGAATGGCATCTAGTTGAATGGTATGTAAATAACCAGACAGGAGAAATGAAAGTCTGGATGGATAATTCTCTTGAACTACAAGCGGATTACTTTACTAATCCTACACCAATTGATGAAATTCAATTCGCGTGTGTCTATGGTGGAGCAGGTGGGCCTCCGATTCAATCAGAGAATCATTATTACTTCGATCATGTTAAAATTTGCATTCGATGATAATCGAACCAACCATACAGGAGACTTTACAATACAATAACTACTCGTATATCCATGAACAACTCCCACCCGATGAAGATGAAGCATTAGGGAGACATAACAAAGCATTATTAGATAGGAATCGATGGAAGCCAAATAATAAGCAAGAGAAATTCCTAAGTATTCCTACTACCGTTAAAGAGGCTTTATATGGTGGTGGTGCAGGAAGCGGAAAATCAGACGTTCTCATGCTCTATGGAATTGTGCATAGATGGCATGAGAATCCGCGTTTCAAGCAAGTTTTCCTGCGAAGAACATTTCCAGAACTCAAAAACGAAATTATTCCACGGTCTAGAGACATATATCCAAAATTTGGTGCTACCTTTAATTCCTCTGATAAGGTCTGGACTTTCCCCCGTCCAGATCAATATGGAAGTGGCGAAGCAAATGCAGGAGCAATGATATTTTTTGGTCATTGTGAGAATGAAGATGATGTTCATAAATATGATTCGATGGAAATCAGTCTCTTTACTCCCGACGAGATAACAAGTTTAACTGAATTTATATACTTGTATATTGCTTTCGAGCGCAACCGCGCTCCAAGAGATTCTGGATTACCATCAATTACACGCGCGGCAGGAATGCCCGGAGGAATTGGACATACATTCGTCAAAAAGCGGTTTGTTGACCCCGCACCACAAGGTGGAAAGATAATAATTGGTAAGGGTGGTAACAAACGGATTTATATCCATGCTACATTAGCGGACAACCAAGAACATGTTGATCCAACTTATGCTCAAAGTCTTGATGGAAGACCCGAAGCAGAAAGGAAAGCTAAGAAATTTGGTGATTGGTCTGCATATTTGGGACAGGTATTCGAGGAATTTAGGGACAGACGATATCCTGATGAACCTGATAATGCGCTCCATGTTATATCGCCTTTTGACATTCCTTCCTGGTGGCCGAAAATTGTTGTCGGTGACTGGGGTTATCGCGCTATGACATGGATAGGCTATGGAGCAATTAGTCCAAAAGCTAGGATTTATGTATATAGAGAGCAATGGTTCATTAAGACCAAAATCGAAGAATGGGCACCGGAAGTCCGTGCCTATATTGATAAGGAAAATCCTAGAGTCGTCAAATTCTGTCAATCAGCAGGACAAGACAGAGGCCAAGAACATACAATTCAACAGCAAATCGAAACCGCGCTTGGAAGACCAATTGAATTGACTAGTAATTCACCTGGTAGCAGAGTAGCCGGTAAGAGTCTATTACATGAATATCTCCGCTGGAAGAAAAAGCCAACTATACCTCCAGAGGAATTACCACCCTATAGTCCAGAACATGCATTATGGTTATGGCGTAATAGAGGAGAAATCGAATACAGAGCATATCTCCAAATGTATGAGCCACCAAAAGATGAAACAGACATACCAAAGCTCCAAATATTCCGTTGTGATGAGGAAAACACCGAACATTACGGACACCCAAATTGCTGCCATCTTCTTATCGAAACAATCAAGGCTTGCACATATGATAAGCCTAAAAATAACAAACCTGCAGAAGATGTTGCCGAATTTGAAGGTGACGATCCATACGATGGCATACGTTATTTGGTCGATGCTGCTGAACAATGGTTTGAAACAGCAGCAGAAGAATTCAAAAAAATCCAAGCCCAGGAGGCTATTGCGCAGAAGCTTTCAGCAGACAAAGACTGGACAGCTTATTACAGGAACATGAGCAGGGTCGAATCTGTGAATAAAATAAAATCTGTTCCAAGGTATAGGAGAAGGCATTGATGTGGAAATGGCTCCATCATATTTTAGATCCTCACTGTGAGGAATGTAATCGTTGTCCAACTTGTGAAGTGCTTAAAGAGCAAGTAGAAACCGAGCGCATTTTTAATAAGGTTCTGTTAGATAAACTTACTGAAAAGAATATTCCTACTGTGCCATTGACAGAACCAATCCCTCCGTCTGCAATGCCTCATACGATTCCATGGCGCGTGAAGAGACAGATGTTAGAAGCAGATGACAGAAAAGCTGCTGCGCTTAAGATACAAAAGGAACAGGAATTGCGGCATATTCCTAAAGTCGGCCCAAATACAATTGATGATGTTCGAGTCGAGGAACTAGAGAAAGAAGTCGGTATTAAATAATGCCAGTAGTTTCGGCTAAGAAGGGGCCTTCACTTTGGCAAATGATGTTCGGAGACGAACAGAGTAGATTTGCAGAAGGCATTAAACGTAGAAGGGAAGGGACAGAATCACATGACCCACAGGAATATTTCTTTGACCCAGTAACATCTGAACTTACTGCACCTACAGTAATGATGACGCGTTACCTTGAAAAAGGTGCGCCAAATATAGCAAGACGAATGCAAGGCACAGCGGACTTTGTTAAACGAATGACAGCCCTTGGGCCACATGCTGAAAGAGCTGCTAGTTTATTTGCGGAGAGATATCCGCGTGTAGCAGCTCATATAGGGGTTGAAAAACTCCCCCTTATGCAAAGACTCAAATCTCCTACTGGTA